TCAATCGTCAGGGAGGGAGTAACCAGATAATGGCAGATATAAAAGTTCGTATTGGACAATCAGATGCTATTAAGGTAACTTCTACTGGTCTCCAGAGAGGTGATATTGCATTTAGTGTTAGTGGTGGTACTGCTAATGTAACTCAGTTAGATGTTTCCGGTCAGAGCAATTTAAATAACTTAAATTTAACTGGAATAGCAACTTTTAAACCAGATACCTTTGGTGCAACTGGAATTATTATTGATGGAACAAATAATCAATTAAATGTTGGAACTGGAGTAACAATTACTTCAAATTCTTTATTAATTAATGGACCTGTAAATTTTGATTCTTTACTTGTTTCTGGTATATCAACTCTTAATTCTAGTGGTGGAATTACTACCACTGGTGGTGATTTATTTGTAGGTAGTGATTTATTTGTAAAAGATAATTTAAAAGTAGAAGGAACATCAGAACTTATTGGTGTCACTACTTTAAGAGGAGGAACAATAACTCTTGGTGATGCTAATACTGATGATATTAATGTTGGTGGTGAATTTACATCCAATTTAATTCCAAATACAAATAACATATATTCTTTAGGATCTGCAACTAAACAGTGGTCAGATCTTAGAGTAGTTAGTTTAAACGTAAGTGGTTCGACATCATTAGTTGGTAATGTAACACTTCAAAGTGGTTTAGTTGTAAATCAAAATGCATCTATTGGAGGAATAGTTACATTTTCAAATCAAACAGATAATACTCTCGGAGATGTAAATACAGGTGGTGTTCAACTTGATGGTGGATTAGGTGTTGCCAAAAATGTAACTGTAGGTGGTGGATTATCTGTTACAGGTAATTCATTTTTTATTGGTGAAGTTACATTTTCTTCCGGAACCAATGGAACTATTAGTATTGGTGACAGCATTGGAGATAATGTCGTATTCAATGCTGACGTAAATTCAAGTTTTATACCCAATATAAATGATACATATAATTTAGGATCAAGTTCTCAAAAGTGGAAAAATTTATTCTTATCAGCTAATGCCGGAATAGGAAGTTTACATGTTGCCGGAGTATCTACATATGTTGGAGTGGCAACTTTCCAAAGTAATGTATTTGTTGATGGAACATTAACTGCCGGACTCATAGATGGAGGTTCATTCTGATGGCAAAACCAAGCACTAGACAAGAATTGATTGATTATTCTCTCAGGAGACTTGGTGCTCCAGTATTAGAAATTAATGTTGATGATGATCAAATAGATGATTTGGTAGATGATGCCATACAATTTTACAATGAAAGACACTATGATGGTGTCGAAAGAATGTATCTCAAATATAAAATTACTCAGGAAGATATAGATAGAGGAAAAGCAGGTGGTTCCGGAGGAGTTGGTATAGTAACAACCTCTGCAACTTCAACTATAGTTGGAACGGCAACTACTTTTAATTTTTATGAGAACTCAAATTATCTCCAAGTTCCAGATTCGGTAGTCGGTGTTGAAAAAATATTTAAATTTGATACTAGTTCTATTTCCGGCGGAATGTTTAGTATTAAATATCAGTTATTTTTAAACGACTTATATTATTTCAATTCTGTTGAATTATTACAATATTCTATGGTTAAAACTTATCTTGAAGATATTGATTTTCTTTTGACTACGGATAAGCAAGTTAGATTCAATAAAAGGCAAGATAGATTGTATTTAGATTTTGATTGGAGTGCTCAAGAAAAAGATACGTATTTGGTAATTGATTGTTATCGAGCACTTGATCCAGCAAACTTTAATCAGGTTTACAATGATAGTTTTGTAAAGCAATATCTTACAGCACTTATTAAGAGGCAGTGGGGTCAAAACCTAATCAAATTCAGAGGTGTTAAACTTCCAGGAGGAATTGAATTGAATGGTAGAGAAATTTATGAGGATGCCGAAAGGGAGATAGATACTCTTAGATCTAGAATGATGCAAGATTATGAATTACCACCTTACGACTTTATTGGATAATGGCACTTAATCCTTTTTTCTTACAAGGTTCACAAAGTGAACAAAGACTAATTCAAGAGTTGATTAATGAGCAACTTACAATTTATGGTGTTGAAGTCATTTATTTACCTCGTAAGATAATAAATCAAGATACAGTTTTAAATGAAATACAATCATCAAAATTTGATGATAATTTTGCTATTGAGGCATATGTAAACACCTATGAAGGATATGGTGGTGCCGGGGATATTATGACAAAATTTGGAATGAGTTTAAAGGATGAACTTACCGTAACTATTTCAAAAGAAAGATATGAAGATTTTATTGCCCCATTTTTAGGAGAACTGAATACAAGTAATGATGATGAAATAAATGTTATTGGCAGACCAAGAGAAGGTGATTTAATATATTTTCCATTAGGTAGAAGATTATTTGAAGTGAAATTTGTAGAGCATGAACAACCTTTCTATCAGTTAGGAAAAAATTATGTCTATCAATTAAAATGTGAACTCTTTGAATATTCTGATGAACTTGGTGGATGGGATCAACTCAGCACTACAACAGATGAAATTGATAGTGTTCTTGAAGATCAAGGATACATTACTTCAATATTAATGATTGGAGCAGGAACAACTGCACAGACTATCGCACACACAGCAACGGGATACGTAAGACAGATATTTTTAAATGATGATGGATATGGATATACATCCACTCCAACAGTTTCTATTTCAACTTCTCCGAATGGTAATCCTTTAGCTAATGCAGAGGCAATTGCCATTACAACCACAACAGGAACTATTAAATCAGTAAAAGAAATTTTACTGACAAATGCCGGATTTGGATATACCGAAGCACCTACAATATCCATCGTAGGTGGTGGTGGAACTGATGCAATAGCAACATGTTCTGTTGAAACTACAGAATTTGGTATAGTCAGATTCACCATTTCAGAACCAGGATCAGGATACCCAATATCACCAGTTGTTGCAATAGGAACTCCTACAAGTGCTGGAGCAGCTGCAACATCTACAGTCGGTTCTGGTGGAACTATTACAGGATTTACTTTATCAACCGGAGGCAAGTTTTATGGAACTTCTCCATCTGTCACAATTGAAAATCCACCAACAAGAACTGGTGTTGTAAGTACGTTACAAGCGACTAACGTTGGAGGAACTCCAACTCTTCCTGTAGGATCTGGATATTCTGATGGAACTTTTGAAACTTCTGGTGGAACTGGAACTGGATTAAAAGTAGGAGTCACTGTCAATACAGGAACTACCTCGATTGGAGAGGATCCAACAATTATATACAGTGGACATGGATATTCTGTAAATGATGTTGTTCAAATTCTTGGTGGTAATAATGATGCCTATATTAAGGTCACTGCAGTCACAACAGGAATTGGTTCTACAGCAACAGCAAATTCGATTATAACAAATAATGTAGTTACTGGATTTACAATTACAAATCCTGGTAGTGGATATACGACACCACCAACAGTGAGTATTGCAAATACTTTCGGTGATAAAAATTATTCACCTTCTGGATTAACAACTGCTATTGTGAGGGCAAATGTTTCTACTGAAAATACAGTATCTTCGATTCACATCGTGAATCCTGGACTTGGATATTCTCCAGCACAACCAGTGACAATAGCAGATCCCCCAACCACAGGAATCGGAACATTTGTATTTAATGAACTTGTTACGGGTTCAATTTCAGGTGCAAAAGCTAGAGTTAAGACATGGAATAAAACTGATAAAATTCTTAAAGTTGGGACAACTAATGGAACATTTGTTCCTGGGGATGTTATTGTTGGATCTTCATCATCTGCAAAATATTCTGTTGATCTCATCCAATCCGCAGAATTTTCTGATAAATATGATAAAGGTGATGAAATAGAAACATCAGCAGACACTTTTCTGGACTTCACAGAATCTAATCCATTTGGTACATATTAATGTTAGGGACTTATTACTATCATGAGATAATGCGAAAAACAATTGTTGCCTTTGGCACATTGTTTAATCAAATTTATATTCGTCATGATGATAGATCAGGAAATACTTATAGTGATTTAAAAGTTCCTTTGGCATATGGTCCATCTCAAAAATTTCTTGCCAGATTGGAGCAACAAGAGGATTTGAACAAACCTGTTCAAATTACTCTACCAAGAATGTCATTTGAGATGAACAATATTCAATATGATTCCACAAGAAAAGTTGGAATAACTCAAACATTTAAGGCAGTTGATAAAAACACTTCTGCAGTAAAAAAAGTGTTTATGCCAGTTCCATATAATGTTGGATTTGAACTTAATATTCTCACAAAATTAAATGATGATGCTCTTCAAATTGTAGAGCAAATACTTCCGTATTTTCAACCATCATTCAATGTTACGATAGATTTAATCGATTCTATTGGTGAAAAAAGAGACGTTCCTGTAGTTTTAGATAGTATATCTTTTCAAGACGACTATGAAGGAGACTTTTCGACAAGAAGAGCATTAATTTATACTCTTAGATTTACTGCAAAAACTTATCTGTTTGGTCCTGTTGCTGACAGTTCTGAAGGTCTTATCAAAAAAGTACAGGTTGATTATTATGCAGATACTAATACACAAACTGCAAAACGTGAAATGAGATATACTGCAACACCTAAGGCATTGACAGATCAAAATGATGATGGTGTTGTTAATTCCGCAGATGATGCTTTACTTGGACCTGATGATGATTTTGGATTTAATGAAACCACTACCTTCTTCTCAGATTCTAAAACTTATAGTCCAACACAAAAGACTGATATTTGATAAATCATGACTGATAATGATATGAATGATATTGTACCAGTTTCTGGAGAAATTGTTCCAGAAAATAAAGATATTCAAAAAGATTATGAATATACAAGAGCAAATTTATATTCATTAATTGAAAAGGGTCAAGAGGCAATTAATGGCATTATGGAACTTGCCGGTGAAGGAGGAAGTCCAAGAGCATATGAAGTTGCCGGTCAACTTATTAAAAGTGTTGCAGACACTACGGATAAATTAGCAGATCTTCAAAAGAAGATAAAAGATCTTGAAGAAGATGGTAAAAAGACCACAAATAATGTTACTAATAATGCCGTCTTTGTTGGGTCTACATCAGAACTTCAAAAAATGTTGAAGCAAGGTTTTCTAAATAATAATAAGGATTCAAAATAAACATGTCCAAGTGTAAATCAGGTCACTATTATTGTTACACTGATAAAAAGTGTAAACCCATTTCAAAGGGGATGAAAGTGACTGCACGATTTTCTGGCAGTGGAACAGAACCCCAAGAAGTTGGTATTGATAAACCATTAAATGGAAATCAAAAGAATGGCAATGGAAATGGGAATGGGGGCACTAATGGTGGAGTTAGTGAAGGAACCCTTCACAAGTGGTTTAAAGGATCCAAATCAAAAGATGGTAAAGGTGGTTGGGTTAATGTCGTCACAGGTGGGACTTGCGCCAGTGATGAACCGGGAGAGGGAACACCAAAATGTGTTTCTTCGGCAAAACGAGCAAGCATGAGTAAGGCAGAAAGACTTTCTGCTCAAAGAAGAAAGAAAAAAGCAGATCCAGGTCAGCAACAAAAATCTGGTGCCGCAAAACCAACATATGTCTCTACAGATTCTAAAAAGAAAATGAAAAAAGAAGAAGTTGAAGTAACAGAAGCAAAGGACAAAAAGGGTAAAGGTAGTGGTACAAAAGATGCCTGCTATCATAAGGTAAAGTCTAGATATAGTGTCTGGCCTTCTGCATATGCCTCAGGTGCCCTTGTAAAGTGTCGTAAGGTTGGTGCTGCTAATTGGGGCAATAAGTCTGAATCTGTGGACTATTCTAACTGGAGAGACGATTTTAAGGCAATGAATTACGAGTTCATTGATCTTATTAAACCAGAACCTTTAAATGGTGAAAAAATTGATGAGGGACAAAAGTGTTGGAAAGGTTATGAAAAGAAAGGAACCAAAAAGATGTTTGGTAAGACCTATAACAACTGTGTGAAGAAAGAAGAAACTGAAATTGCTGAGAAGAAAGATCCTTGCTGGGACACTCATAAGCAAGTGGGTATGAAGAAAAAGAATGGTAGAATGGTTCCCAATTGTGTTCCTAAAGAAGAATTTTCTGACTGGAGATCCGAATTAGAAGAGGGAGCTGCCTGGACAAAAAAGTCCGGTAAGAACCCTTCAGGAGGATTAAATGAGAAGGGTCGTAAGTCTTATGAAAGAGAAAATCCTGGTTCGGATTTAAAAGCACCATCTAAGAAAGTTGGTAATAAAAGGAGAGCATCATTCTGTGCAAGAATGAAAGGTATGAAGAAAA